GTTGACGCCCTTTCCAAAAGACTGGTCGCCGCCGCCGTTCGTCAATATGACCGGCAGCGGATTGCCTCGGCCTACCGGACGGCCTTCCATCTGGACGCCCTCCGCATGGGCGCCGCTGACCCCGAAAAGCTCGTTCAATCTCTCCCAAATGCCCTTCGACTTCGGAGGCTCGGCGCCCGGCGCATCGTGCTTGTCGCGGCCATATTTCTTCTGGCGCTCCAGCTCATTCTCGCCATTGTTTAGCGGCGTCGGCTTCAGGACCGCGCCGGCGGCGATGGCGCCCGCTATGATCGGGTTGAGCGCCAATGCTGCTGCTGCGGCCGCCGCCGCGCGCAATGCCGTCACCATCCCCCAAATGCCCGTGACGATGCCTGCGATTTTGGAAACAGCCCAAACGCCGAAAAGCGCTTCGCCGATCTTGACCCATCCGCCAACGGAATCAGCCGCCTTGTTGGCGCTAGTGGTGAAGTCATCGACCCCCTTGACGGTCTTGTCCCAATCGATCCCGTCGATCCAGTCGCTGAGCTGCTTGATTACCGCATTGAACTTTTCCTGATTTTCCTTTTTGCCCAGCCATGCGTCGAAACGCTCCATCGCATTGATCAGCGCGGGGGAAAGCGAAGTCCAGATAGCGCGGCCGAAATGCACGGCCTCTTGCTCAAGTTCATTCCACGCTTTTTGCAAGTCCTGCGCGGCGGCGATATCTTTCGAGGACGGCCCGAGCTTTTTCAGCCGTTCGATCTCGGCGCCAATGCCCGCGCCGTATTTAATCATCATGTTGACGGTATCGGGATCAATCCCGAGTTGCCGCCCGAGCCAGCTTGCCTTCGCCTGATCGTGCGCCGCAACCGCTTTCAAATTCGCGGCAATATCGACCATCGACTTGGAGACGCCGTGGTTCAGGTCGATGGTGCGGCCGCCCGCCGCCTGAAGCTGATAGAAAACATCCGGCAGCGCCTTGCCGCGCAAACGGAGGTCTTCGATTTTGTCGGACAGCGACTGGAACGACGCCGAGGTCGCGGCGGAAGACCCGCCCACGCGCTCAACAGCCAACCCCCACGCTGCAATGGTCTGTGGCGATTCACTCAGCGAACCGGAGAACCGCCCCAATGCGGCGTCGCCCGCCGTGATGTCTTCGATGAATTGCTTGACGCCTCTGCCGCCGAGGAAGACCGCGTAAAGTTCCAGCGCCTGCCGCGCGACCTTGGCGAGCGCCTGGGCCGCCTTGTCGCTGGATTCCTCGATGCCCTTGCCGGACTTGAGTGCCTCTTCCTTCGTCTTGACGAAGGCTTCGGTGGCGTCTTTTTGACCCTTCTGGAATTTTGCAGGATCAAGCTGCAATTCCAAAATCAGCGAGTCAATAATTGTGGGCAAGGGCTTAATCCTTATTCGCCGCTTTGCTCATTCGCCTAGCGTTTTCCGCATCGACAACGATAACCTCGTAAATGTCGTAGAGGTCTTCGACCGAGTAATCGTCACATTCTCGGAGCGTCGCCTTCTCTGACGAAACGACAGCGCCGATCAGCCTCGGGACGTTGACGTAGTCAAGCAGCTCGCCACAACCGCCGTCAGGTAGGCCTTTAATTTCGTGACGAGCTGAGAAAAAGACACATGCAAACTGAGGACTTCGCTGCGCAACTTCAACAGCGTCGCGACTTCCTCGATGTCATCTTCCAGGAGTTCACGGGCAAAGCCCGGATTTTTCGGATCGGGCCTGAACGTGACGCACCAAAGCAGTTCGTCCATCAGCGGCTCCGCGTCGGCGAAATCCACGGTCATCAGCGACTTGATGCCAAATGCGGCAATGCCGGCCATGCCCGATCCGCGCAGATCGTCCGGTATTTCGGCGCCAGACCTGCCCATCGCCAGAAGAGCGCGCGTCGCCCATTTTTCGGCCTGCCGCGCGCCCATTTCCCGAATATGATAGACGCGGCCCTTGTCGCGCCCCTCTTCCGTGATCGTGATGTCGATTTCCTTGCGCATCGTCGCCGCCTATCAGTTCGTGGCGGCGGGGCTGATCGATTCCCATACGATGGTGAACTTGCGCGGGGATAAAACCTTGCCGCCGCTCGACACCGCCGGGTAGGTTTTTAACACGCCGTTGACGAGGGCGTATTTCATGTTGATCGAATTCAGGGTGATCGACCCGGAGAGCCAATAAATCGACTGCGTTTGCTTGCTTTGGATATAAAGCGCGTCAAACAGCGGGATCGATGGCGACCCTGCCATCAGCGTGTAGCCGATGGACTGTTCCTTGTAGATGAATCCGGCCGACAATCCGCCATCAAGGCCCATCAGGACTTCCGCCACGTCGAGCGCGTCGGCTTCATAGATGTTGTCGGTGGCAAAGCCCTGAATCTGCTGCGGCCCGGACCAAACGCCGGGAGCGGACAAAAGCAGGACGGCGTTGACGGATGTAATATCTTGCGCCATTTGTGGCCGCTCCTGAATTTATGGAAGTTATGCCTGGTTATTCAACGTCAAGGCTATTCAGTGTCAGCTTGTGAATGCTTCCGCCGTCACAATACCAGAAATAAATAACCGGGCTTGTTCTTGCCTGACGCACCTGCGGCGTGGCTGGAATGACAAGGAAATACCATCCGCGCTGCGAAATGACCTGAGCCGGCGTAGTAAGCCCACCCGCTTCGGTGGTGATTTCCAGAATTTGCGTCGAAGAGAGCGTCACGCCCGGCTGGATGGCGCCGAACAAAAGCGCCTGCTGGATGGTCGTCAAGCATGTGGCTTCGATCATCGCATATCCCGTGTAATTATACGGGATCGATCCAATCGAGGTCAGGAGATTGACCAGCGCCAGCTGAAGAGAGTTGTTGAGCCAGATCTGGTTGGCGTAGGTGTTTGCCCATTGGAACACGCCAGAAACGCCGCCCTCGGCAAAATAGACGAAGTTGGCGTTGGCTGTCGCGTAGGCGCCCACGAAGTTATAGCCATTGGCCGTCAGATTTGCGGCGGTTCCAGAATTGGTGACGCCGGCGACAAGGCCGGATTGGGTTTTGAACTTGTGAGTGATATTGCCGTTCGGTGCGGAATAGTTGACAGAGGCGATCATGCCGGAAACGAACACGTCATGGTTCAAATCGGTCGGGCTGTAAATCAACTCAGTCCCGTTATAGTTGGCCTGAGTGAGCAGATAGCCAAACGAGGCAGGCGCCGAACTGCTGAGCGTCGGCGCGATGTCGGAATCTCGGGCGACATAAAGATAACGGTCATTGGTTGTGTTGACCCACGCCGAGAACAATAGCTTTTGCGCGCCGCCCGCTACGCCATCGTCCGGGTCGAAGTCGAAGAAGAAGCTCGCCCAATTCTGCGTGATCGCCGTAAGGCCCGCCATAAAGACGCCGGGAGAGAGCGCGGCCGAACCCTGCGACAGAACGGCGCCGGTGGCTGTGGTCAGGAATAGCGACCCCGAAAGCGTTCCCGTAGCGGCGGCGATGGTAGACGCTGATCCGGTAATGCCGGAAATGATGATGATGCCGCCCGAAACGCTGTCATAAGCCACGGTGCAGTTGGTGGCAGAAGCGGTCAACGTGCCGGTGCCGGAAGCGGTCTGCGTCAGATTGACTACATAGGTTCCGATCCCGCCAGACGTGCCGGTCAACTGCGCCATGATCTGCGAACCAGCCGTGACGGAGGTTCCGGTCAATGTCTGGCCCGGCGAAAGCGTGCCGGTGGACACGGCAGTCGAAACCGTCAGCAGGCCCCACGATTCGGTGATCGTGATCGAAGTCGCAATCGCGTGCGCAATCGAAACAGCATAAGTACCAACGCCGCCCAGCGCGCCACCATTCGCTGTCGATGTGAGCTGAGCGACGATCTGCGTTCCCGCCGTGATGCCGGAACCTGTGATGACGCCGCCGATTTCAATCGTTCCGGACGTGGTGCCGGTGACGGTCAAAACGTCGTTATCGATGGTCCCGGCGAAGATAGCGGCCGTGCCTGCGGCAATCGACCAGTTGGTCGTCAAAACCGTCGCCTCTACCGGCTCCGTGGTGTTCAATGCGGTCTGGATCAATCCGGCCGCCGCCGAATAGGACGTGGCGGCCAGCAGATTGAGCGTCGCCGCGCTGTGCAGATATCCGTCGATGGTGACATAAAGCGAGCCGCTCAATCCCTGGATATTGGCGACACTGAGGGAGCCGAAGCCGGAACCGCCGCGCATCCATGCCGCAACGGCGGTCTGGGGATATTGCGCAGCTAGAAGCGCGGCCGGCGTAGCCGTGGCGCCCGTATAGCCGGCGAAATAGACTTGCGCCTTGGCGTATTGCGTCGAGGACAGCCCGAAGTAAGACCCGACCGTCGCCGCATTGGGGAATGACTGCACCGTGTTGATCGGAATACGCGAATTCTGCGTGAGCATCAGCCCATTGAGATTGAGGGCGGCGCCGCCCGCGCTGATGACGCCGGGGAGAACTTGAACGTCATATGAGGCCGGAATGGTGCTCAATGGAGTGATCCTTTTTGGATTCGATTAGCCAGAGAAGCCGTAAAGTTCGGCCTCAAGTTCAGTTGCGAATTGTTGACCCAGGACGGTCACAGTTTGATTGATTTGCAAAACAGCATTGATGACCCATCGGGTTTCAATCTGATCTTCCGCATTGACAAACGGGACTTGCTTCGGGTCGTCCGCGTAAAGCGGGGAGACTGAGTTGTTCAACCCAGCAAACTGCCACGCCGCATAGTTATCGCGGAACAGCGTCGAGATGGTTTGCGCATAGTCCGCGCTGAGAGGCCCATGA